AACCCACCTCAGAAAATCTAATGTGTTCATCTCGTACCTATCTGTTTACATGTTAACTGAACGCAGTCGGGGCGAACCCCGACCGCATGGATAGGTGCTCTTAGTCGTCGAAGTCTAAGTCATCTAGGGCCGCGTCGATGTCGTTGTAATCATCAACTGACTTGGTCTCGACCTTCGGCGCTGGCGCTGGCTCGTCAACTTGAACCTCTGCCTTCGGCGGCGCTACGACTTCTTCCACGGCTTCTTCCAGCTTTGGAGACTTCTTTACCGGCGCTGGAGCTTCGGACTGACGTTCAGCGTTTGATGTTGTACCACCCGACACGCCTGTGATCTCCTCGATGGTATCTTTCTCGCCACTTAGAACTGCGTCTATCTCGGCCATCTCTTCAGCTGACACGAACCGCGCGGCCTTAAACTTGAGCGCGAAGTTTGCATCAGTATCGAAACCAATACGAGTGACGACGTGTTGCGGAGAGACACCGCGTTTAGCCAAGGCTTTACCGTATTCGTTCAAGAACTTGAGAGACCCAGCGGGGATGCGCAACAACATAGGATCGTTGAGTTGATCGACTGCGGAGACGGCGAGGCGCATACTATCTCCACAGGCTTTACGCTTCTGACCGTTTTGCGTAGCGGAACCCCAAACATTTTGAGGACAGGCCGCGCAGGATTTGCACTGTGGGTTTTCTGCATCCGACGCAGGACGTAGGCCGTCGTTGCTGTAGCAATCAGGAGCGCTACTGTCGCCCTCTGTGTAAGCGCTGGCGTAATACACCTTGGAGCGGTTTGGGTTAACCGCAACAATAACACACTCAAGGGACGGAACCGGATCACCGTGCTCGTTGGTAATAAGTTCTTTGTCACCGCCACGTGTCACGTGGAACACTTTACCCTTGAGGGAGATTACGGGGAACCCACCTTCGCCAGAGGCGTTAGCGAATACGTTTTGTACTTGAGCCGCACTCTGCAAGTGGGCTGGTAGTTTTGAATTTAAATTTACCAATTCGTTCATGGTTTGCTCCTATTTACGTCTAAAGTTTACGACTTGCGTCGCGGATGTGTTTACGCCGGGGACGTTGTCTCCGTTGATTTCTTGGTGCTGCTGGTGCGCAGTCTTGTTCACGCGGTTCTCAACCAGTTCCCACGCGTCGTTTTCTTTGACGTAGCTCCAGAATGCTTCTGGGTCAGCTACCGTCGCCGTCGAACGTGTTGACATGTAAGCAGTACCAACGTCGCGAGCGGACACGCTGTCGATGTCCCGTTCGTTCATACGCCGAAGAAATTCTACTTCGATCTTGTCCTGCTTGAGCTTGTCGCCACTATCATCTTGTGAGTACGCCGCTTTGCGTTGCGCCCTGCGATCACGCAGCCCCACAAATACTTTTATTAGTTGACCATCAGCCAACTCGCATATTTTCGCCATTTTCATTCTCCTTTTTGGCAGTTAACCATTGGTCGATGTCAGCTTCGTCCCAACGCAAGACCTTCTGCGAGACCCTTATTGGCTGGGGGAAACTGTTTTCTCTTCGCCGGAGCGCAGGGAGTGCTGCTTTAGTGATCCCTAGCTTTTCCGACACTTCTTCGGGTTTAAGTAAGTTCATTGTAGATACCTTTATATGTGTACACCTGTCAACACATTAGTTCATATAGGTGCATTGGTCAAGCGATCAAGAGTTCGCGATGCGCTTTAACTTCGTCCAGAAGTGCGCCTTGCATCTTCTGTTTGCTGCGGAGCCGTGCATAGATGCGCTTCTCCACGGGAGTGCCTTCAAGGCAGATGATAAAATTGTTCATCTTCTGGCCGGGGCGGTTGATGCGTCCGTTAGCTTGTTCGAACGTCTCGTTGCTTGTTATGCAGCTATACCAAACGATGGTGCTGGCTGCGGTGAGTGTAAGACCGTGGCTCATGGCGGCTGGTTGTGCCACCAGAACCTTGGGGTCTTTTGCTTTCTGGAACGCGGCAAAGATACGGTCGCGCTCGTCTTTCTTCACTCCTCCGTGAATAATCTCGACGGTGAAGTCTTTACTTAGCTCCTCAGCTACCATGTTCACTGAGGACACGTATGGCACAAACACGATGACTTTTCCCTGCGCGGAGTGGCAGATAGACCTAGTCTCCTCGACGCGTGGCGTCGCTGGGATAGTAACCTCGGTGCCATCGGGCGCGTAGACTACGCCGCAAGCAATCTGCACCAGCTTGCCCATCTTCACTGCCTCGTTCACAGCGGTAATGTCCCCCTCTTCTGCTTGAAGGCGGAGTTTTGTAAGCATCTCTTTGTATGCTTTGCCTTGGTCTTTGGTCAGCGGTACTTCGCGTGTCTCGTACATGAGGGGCGGTAGGTCTAAGCACTCGTCGCGAGTGAAGCGCACGGAAGGTTGCATAACTTCGCGCACTGTCTCGGTGGCACCTTTCTTAGCGATCCACTGAAACTGAGATAGCTGTTTCATTACCTGCCCTTTGAACCTGTTAAAGTATGGTGGAACTGCATCAGGTACGACTAGGCGGCACTGCGCCCACGCGTCTGTAGGAGCGTTTGGTGTCGGTGTTCCTGACATGCCCCAACATGCACGGGGTGCTTTGTGCTTATTGACGACGGTGTTGATCTTACGCCAACGTGTGGTGCTTGCGTTACGAGCGCACTGTGCAATCTCGTCAACGATAACGAGGTCAATGTCTGTACGGTCTTTGAGGTGTGGCTCGATGATGCCTACGCCGTCATGGTTTATAATGTAAACATCGAAGTCTTCTTTAAGTAACTTGATGCGTTTGTCCTTGGCTCCATGCAGAACTGTATATGTGAGGTGGGGAAAGTGCTGAAAGATTTCGTCAGCCCACGTCCGTTCCAAGGTAGACAGCGGCGAGATCACCAATGCTTTGTTCATCTGCCCGATACTGCGTAGGTAGTCGTACGCCCACAGCGACGCCAGCGACTTGCCCGTACCTAGTTCAGACAGGTTAAACGCACGTTTGTTCATGGACAGAAACGCGGCAGCTTCGCGCTGCGCGTGAAATGGTTTAAAGCGACCCGGCCATTCATAGTACGAACGGATCGGAGCAGGAGCATCGTAGCCCATGTTGCGCAGGAGAGTAGTCTCTTCTGTACGATGCGGCACAGCCACGAAAGGCTGGCCTTTTACACTGAAACTTTTGGCGCTGGGCACCACGTTCAATATCTTCTCGGGCGACTTACTCTTGAGTATAAGTGCCTTCTTTGTGGGCCATACTAGCATGGTTGGTTTCCTCATCTATCTGTCTGATGCGTTCATCGCAGATGTGTTTGATTTTTTCGTAGTCGAGGCGACGTTCGCCTTTGTCTCGCAGGACGCGCTTAATGATGTCTGCGTCCCAAGGGTTGAGACCGTACTCAAACCATATGTCCCATGGTTGGATACGTCGTTTAGAATAGTCGGAGTGCCCGACGTTGTATTCGCGAGGGTTCATGTTTTACCTTTGGTGTACATGCCGGGTTTTTTACCGCGCCAGCCTTTGTTGGCCTTCGCGCTTACCACACGAGTGTTGCCTGTGGTGTTACTGCCGCCAGCATCCAAAGGCACCTTGTGGTCTACATGCTTGCCGTCGCCTTTCTTGACGCGCCCTGCGGCCACAGCTTGACGCCGCGACTTGTTCGTCGCTGCGCGTTTCTTCTTCACGTCGGCGCGAGCGTTGTACTTCGCCTTGGTAGCCAGTTCTTTCTTTGAGGACTTAGTCATCCGGTTTCCTTTCGTATGTATCTAAAAGAGACTTAACTTGCTCAACGTCGTCGACTACATGTGCTAACCCGTTAGCACGTTGTATCCCGTCAATTTCACGTTGTTGGTTTGCGGTGACGTTCTTTATCTTACCCGGTGCCTTCGTCTCGAAAGCCATGAACATACCTTTGTAGCAGACGAGAATATCAGGACAGCCAACGCGCCCCATACCGTTCGACACTGGCATGTAGTACCAAGCACCGATTGATTGAAGGTACTCTTTGACCTTCTTTTTAACTTTGCCTTCGGGGGTCATAGCCATGGTTAATCACGCTCCCGCGCTTTTACGTCTAAGTAGTCACCGTACATACTTATATAGGCTTCTAGCCTGTGAAGTAACTCGTTTTCTAACAAGGTGGCACTTGGCTGCTCAAACCCGTGGCGGACTAGCTCGTCGTTCGTTAGCTGCATTGGGTCGATTGTGTGTTGGCTTGCATCGGTCATTTTCCATCAAAGTCTTTCTGCCAATCCTATAGTCGCTGGCGTTCTACATGTTGTCATTTGCCACAAAACTCACACAAGGACTGGCCTACTGGGCACCAGTTCTTACATAAACCAGATGGTTTCGGGAGCCACTTGTCGTCTTCATAAGCGGCGGCTACGCGGGATAGGCGAGGTAAAAACTCGTTCCATATTTCTGGAAGTTGCTCACGCGTGAACATCTCTTTGTCAAACTTTGAGACTTTTAACCAGATGAACCCAGTCACCACTTTATTGATCCACGGGTACATAGCGAAAGCCAGCGCCGCGAATAGTTTAAGTTGATCGTTATCTGGTCGGTGTTTGCCTGTCTTCCAGTCGAGCAAGTACGCAGTGTCAGAGCCAACAACTCCGATGTCTATGATACCACGTACCCACACATCCTTCGCCATCCATGTAGTCTGACGAAAGTCTTTAGTGAGCGCGACACGTTCTTCAACCACGCGCTTACCTTCGTACGACAGTATCTTTTTAACGTACCGTCCGTACTGCTCCATCTCGGGGGGCAACGGCTTCTTACCATTGGCGAAGTCTTCAAGTGCTTTATGCACCTTGTTGCCCCAAATTGTAGCCTCGGTCTGTTTCTCAACAACTTGTTTTGTGACACGCGTCAGCTGAAATCGCTTCGGGCATGTCTCGAACGCAGTAAGTGCTGAGTAAGACCAAGGTTTCTTTAGTTCCACGGCGGTACGCCTCCTTCAAATATTTCTGTGTCTACGATTTCCCAGAACTCTAGCAGTAGTTCTGCTCTAGTTTCGACGTCTATTCGATCTCCCTTGCGATCATCTCGGTGCTTATCCAAGAACAACAGGCGTCGCTTTGCCCATTCGTGCTCTAAGTTAGATACCCACTTTAGACGTGAGTGATAATCTGTTTCACCGTACAACTCTTCCGCTTTGACTATAGCACGGGCTGCTCGTTCTCGTCGTTGCTGCTGAACGTACCGTCCGTTGACACGACGTTGTATTTTTTGCACCTGTTCCCACGCTAAGTCTTCTTTGCTGAAACTGTCGCGTATACCTACAATGTACTGAACAAACCCGTCGATGTTGTAGGCGTAGGATTCAATTAACGGCTTTAAGAACTCGTGCGTCTTTGGCAAAAGAAATATGCTTGGGTCTTTGGCAAAGGTCTGCATGTACTTATCCGTTAGTGTTAGCCATTTTTTAATATTGCTGGGGTTTCGCAGCAAGTAATCAGTTGTTTCTTTCAGATCGGATTCCATTCCTGATCTCCTATAAAATTGTACCTTTGAGGTGTTCCATATTTTAAAGGATAAAAGGGTGGAGCAGATGGCGGGTTCTGCCAGTCGGACGCATGTATCGGAAACGTTGACAGCGAAAAAGAGAATGTTGAGTCGCGCATCGAAGTGCAAAGTCCAGCACTCCTACTGCGCATGGCGTTACGGATATAACCCCACGTATACTTAGACGACTGTTGCATTTTTTCTCCTTTGTACCTGTTTACATGTATATAACATAAGCCGAACATAAATGCACACATTTAAACACATTTCAAGTATTTATTTTGCGTCGCCATATGTGTCAGCTATATCTCCTTCACTCCATGTGATTAACTCAGGCCACCACGTAGGCGGTGTCCTCATTACTTGCTGAACTATGTCTAGCATTATCTCAGCTTCGTCTTCTGGTACGATGTACACTAATTCGTCGTGTACCATCAGCGCAGGGTTTAGTTTTGTGAGCTTTTGAACTGCCAACGCGTTGTCAGCGATCACACACCGAGCCAAGTGTTGCACGATGTTCTCGTCGATTTTCCCTGCATATATTCTGGCCTTGTTCCGACCATGTCCGTAGACAAACTCTTTACGGTTGTCGTCTTCGTTTACCTCTGTCCGTAAATCCGGATACCGAATCAATCCCTTGGGTGTACGCAATCCTTCGGGAACTGGCACCACCATACCCCACGGGTCGACTGCGTTGCCCTCCGCGCCTCGCATAATCGTCCCCAGTGCGGCGTGGCATGTGCGCCAGCCCTTGGTAATTTCGTAGTATTCGTCACGCCATTTGTCGACGATGTCCCTGCTCTCGTCTTCAGTGATGTCGACGCCGCCCATCAGCTTAGCAACCTTTTGGAACGTGACGTACCCAGCACCAAAGCCAAGACCCAAGTGAGCCACTTTACCCACCTGACGTTGGACTTTAGTCACTTCGTCGTACGAGATGTCGTACAGCTTGCTGGCGAAGTCTTTGTATAAATCTGCCTTCTCAGGCTCCGCTTGGTACATCGCCACGCTTGACGGAACCTGCCACAAGAAATGGTTCACACGTAACTCGATGCCTGACAAGTCGGCGACGACAACCTTGTGGCCTGCTGGTGCAATCAACGACCGACGTAGTGCATCCGATGGGCGGGGGTTGTACGGGTTCACGCGTGGTAAATTCTGTGGGTTGTAGCCCCAACCAGACCAGCGGCCCGTCGTGTCTGCGCCGTAATACTTCAGCGGGATCGGCACCTTTTTCTCAGGGTGCGCGTTGGATGCGTCCATGAACGCTTGGATGCGTGTTTGTAGAATTGTGGACTTCGCGTCGAGCCGTGCTGCGGCAGCTGTGGCGACGAGAGGATCGTCGTGTTCCTGCAACTCCAGAAAGCCTTCATCCGTCTTGGCGAGAGCCGGTATCTCTTTACCCGTTGTAGGAGAAACTTTAGTCGGAACGTCGACTTCGATGGTTCGCAGGAACGCTGCGAACTTAGCAGCAGACGACAACACCGTCAAGGCTGCGGCAGCGGCTTCGTCGTCGTCCATGCCTATCTCGTAGACGTCCATTTTACGCGCAGCTTCGACTAGCATTGCCTTTTTGCGTACACCCTCTTCTGTCAACGTGTTAGCAAGTAAAAGCGAATTGCTTTCAAACGTGGGTTCCACAAGCATACGGATCGTCATGTCGATGAGCTTGACCTCTTCCTTGCGTGTCTGTGGGATCAGCTTGAGCAGCAGCCCGTAGCACTGATCGACGTCGTCGGCGTTGTACACCCGCATCCCATCTATCTCGTCATCTGAGAAGTCACACAGGTTCTTGCCCTTGGTGGCGATGAGCGCCGACTGATCTTTGTGCCCCAGTCCGTAGTGCGCGACGAGCTTGGCGAGGGACAGCCCAACATCCTTGGCATGAATAGGTCTCGCCATTGCAAGGGTACAACCCCAGAGC